GTATTCCCGCCGATGGCCGATGACGATCTATCGGCGTTGCGCGACAGCATCGAGAACATCGGCGTGCGGAACCCGATCACCGTGCACGACGGCATGGTGCTGGACGGCTGGCATCGCTACACGATCGCCCAGCAGCTTGGGATGGAATGCCCCGAGGTTGAACTGCCCTCCGATGTCGATCCGCGCGACTTCGTGAAGGCGCAAAACCGAGCTAGACGCCACCTTGGTGCCGGGCAGTGGGCACTGATTGAGGTGCAGCTCTGGGACTTGCGCCCCGTAGGGCGGCCCGCCAAGGAAACTCCGCAATCATTGCGGAATTTCGACGAAGCGGCTCCGCCATCGGCCCCCGAAGGAAATTCCGCAATCATTGCGGAAATTCAGCCACCGCCTAAGCCGAAGCTGTCTGCGGCCAAGATTGCCGAGCAACTGAACATCTCGGAGCGCACGGTCCAGCTCGGCGTTCAGGTGAAGAACAACTGCGAGCCGCAGGTCATCGAAGCGGTCAAAGTTGGGTCGCTGCCGCTGATGCGCGCCGTGGAGATCTCGCGCTTGCCGCGCGATCAGCAGGTGCAAGCCATGCAAGAGCCGCGCACCAAGAAGGCCGCCAAGCCGCCGAAGGCTGGAACCACGAGGGCAGCCACGCTGAAGGCTTTGCAGGCGCTGCAGAAGGCACAAGCGCAGCTTGCCGAGCAAGACGAATCGATCAAGGCGCTGTTGGAGCGAAACGCCGAGCTTGAGGCGCAGGTTGCGATCGGCTTCATGGACGGCTCGGATGCGGACAAGGAAGCGGCAGCCAAGCTCATCGCGGACCTGCGCCGGCAGATCATGGTCTTGGAGTATGAGCTGGCGGCGGTTCGCGTGACGCGCGATGCAGCTTTGAAGGATGCCCAAGACTCCAAGCTGAAGGCCAAGCGGCTGCGCCTTCGTTTGGATCGTGCCCAGGAGCGGGTGGCCGCATGAGCGCGCTTCGGCTGTATCCCTATCAAGAGCAGTTGATCCCAAGGTTGCGGGAACGGATCAAGGAGTGCCGCAAGAGCGGCGTGCCTCCCTCGATCATTCTCTATTTGCCAACGGGCGCAGGGAAGACGGAAATCGCCGCCGCGATCATGAGGTTGTCCGAGAGCATCGGATGCCGCGTCGGAATGATCCATGACCGGGTGATCTTGTGCGCACAGACGAGCGCCAGGCTGGACAAATACGACATCGACCACGGCGTCTACCAAGCGGGCCACCCGCGGCGGCGACCGCACAAGTTCATTCAGGTACTTAGCGCCCAAACGACGGAGCGAAGCGGCATTCCCGCTGACCTCAAGTTGTTGATCAACGATGAGGCGCACCATGTGCGTGCCCAGACGTTGGAGTTCATCCGCCGAACCGGCATACCCTTCATTGGCCTCACGGCGTCGCCCGACACTAAAGGGATCAAGTCCAAATTCCCGGGCGGCGTCGTCAGTGGGCCCACCGTTGCGGACTTGGTTGAGATGGGACGCCTTGTCCCGCTCAAGGTCTACATCGCGAAAGAAATCGGCGTCGATGGTGTGAAAAAGCGCCAGGGCGACTACGACCGCGAAGAGGTTGGGCGCCGCGGAAAGCTGATCACAGGTGACATCGTTGCGGAGCTGGTCTCAAAGAGCTTCCAGCACTTCGGCCGCATGTGTAAGTCCATCGTCTTCTGTGCATCGGTGGCGCACGGCGCCGACCTCGCCGAGCAATTCGCTGCTGCGGGCTACAACTTCGTCACGATCACCTACCGGGACAGCCAAGAGTTCAAGCGCGAGGCCATCGCCGAGTTCCAGAAAGAAGACTCATCGATTCACGGCCTGATCGCCGTTGACATCCTCACCAAGGGCTTCGACTGCCCTGGTGTATTGGCCGGTGTCGATGCGCGACCGTCCACCTCGTTCGCCAACCACCAGCAGCGCATGGGCCGCGTCATGCGTGCGGCCCCTGGAAAACAGTTCGGGCTGTGGCTTGACCACAGCGGCAACTATCTACGCTTCAAAGAGGACTGGGAGCGACGCTATCACGAGGGCGTCACCGAACTCACCGATGAGCCGCTGCAGCCGCGCAAAGAACCGACCCAGCAGCAGAAGGCCGAGGCTAAGTGCCCGGTGTGCGGGCACTTGTGGCCCGGTGAGGTCGATGTCTGCCCTGGGTGTGGGCACGTGCGCCCCCGTCGCAACGAAGTCGTCACCGTGGCAGGCGAGATGGAAGAGGTTGAATCCCCCATCAAAGCCGACATGGAGACGAAGCAGCGGTGGTGGAACGGCCTTCTCTACGTGTGCCAGAAGAAGGGCCATAACCCGGGCTGGGCCTCCCATCGCTTCCGCGAGAAGTTCGGCGTGTGGCCCAGCGGCCTTCAGGACGCCCCAGAGCCGTCGCGCGAGGTAAGCGGCTGGCTCACCCATAGAAACATCGCCCGGGCCAAGGCTCTTGCGAAAGAGCGGAGCGCGCAGTGACCGACTTTGTCCTGTTCGCTCGGGCGCACGGCCTCATCATCGACGCGCTGCCGCCGATCGGCCGCTGGCGTCGCTACGCCACCGAGGATCATCCTCGCAAGCGCAACGGCGCGGCCAAGTACCTCGGCACTCACGGCTTTGTGCAAAACCACGCGACCATGACCGAGGTTGCCGTTTGGCGACCCGACGGCGAGAACGTGGTGGATTTCGAATCTCTAGCCCGAGAGGCACAAAGGGCGCAGCGGGCCACGGAGCTGGGGCAAAGGCGCGCCGCCGAGCGGGCCGAATGGATCCTCGCCCAGACCTCGCTTGATCGTCATGAATACCTGACGGCCAAGGGCTTCGGCGACAACGTGTTGGGCAACGTCTGGGAGCGCGAGGATGCGCGCCTGCTTGTTGTTCCGATGCGCATCGACGGCCGTGTGGTTGGTTGCCAACTCATCGGCAAGGACGGGTCGAAACGGTTTCTCACCGGGCAGCGCACACGCGACGCGGTGTTTGAGATCGGCACCGGAGCGCCGATTCTCTGCGAGGGCTATGCAACCGCCCTGTCACTTCGTCAGGCTGTCGCTGCGCTCAAGATGCAGCGGTCGGTTGTCGCATGCTTCAGCGCACACAACCTCGGCCGTGTGGCTAAGGATCGGCCTGGCGCCTTCATCGTCGCGGACAACGACCCATCGGGAACCGGCGAACGTGTCGCCAAGGCCACCGGCATGCGCTATTGGCTTAGCGACCGCGTAGGCGAGGACTTCAACGACTTCATCTGCCGCGTCGGCGTCTTCCGGGCGTCCCAGAGCCTCCGCATGGCCCTGTACCGGCCTGTCGCATCGACGAACACCGCTTCGGCGGCCGACGATGGGTGATTTCGGCCGCAGTACCAGCACTGCGCCGGAGGGGCAAGCCAGAACCGTGGCGGCGCAGGAAGACCCCCTACCACGGGAAAGACGAGGAAGCAGGGGTAAGGGTGGCGAAGCTAGCGCCCGATCGTCGAACGGCTGGCGGGTCGTGCGGCTCCGAGACGGGTGCATGTGAAGGGCAGACGTAGCGTCCAAGGATGGGCTAGGTCTGCCCAACCAAGCCGGGTAAGAGGAATACAGGAATACCGGGATAGAGCTACTACGTTGGAACACGAGATGAAGGAAGACGCGACCGTGAAACTAACCCATACCCACATCGAGCAAGCGAAGTCGGCGAGCGGCGGCTGGACCAAGGAGCAGCTGCGGCTGATCGGCGTCTCGTGGCCTCCCGCTAAGGGCTGGCGGCTGCAGGTGGTCGGTCGAGAACTGCCTGTCGATTCGATTGACGCGTTTCTGCGCGGCAGGAAGGACTGAACGATGGACAGCGTGATCTACGAATGGGAGACGGCGCAATGGCAATCCTCCTGATCCTCGCCGGCTTCGCTGCCGGCGTGTTTGCAAACCGCCTCGCTGACTGGTGGGAGTGGGCTTGTGCTGAATGGGCCGACCGCCGCGACCGCGAACAACGCAAGCGTCGTGACGAGGCTCGGCTACGAGCGAAGGACCGGCTGTGATGGGGGACGTAGTCATGCAAGTCATCGAGCCTCCGCGGACCGACCGCTTGTCGCTGCGCGAACTGATGGTGCTGCAGTTTCTGCTGGATGCGTACCCGGCGCCGATCGCGGCGGAAGAGATGTTCCGCGCGCCAGGGGCATCGGAGGGGGCGCTCCTGCTGCAGATCCGCGGCTGGCTGCGGCGCCGCTCGCGCGCAGGCCGCACCTACCTGTCCCTCACGGCGCGGTGTTCGGCCGAGCTGCCGGCATACGCCACTTGGCGCTTCGACATGCACTGATCGCAAGGAGTAGTAGCGATGAAACAGCGTGATGTTGACTTTCACTCCGTTCGGTCGGAGCACGCGTCAGTCCACCAGCGTCTGGTGAATTGGGCTCGATGGTGTCGCGGTGATGGGCTGCTCCGTCAACAGGTGAGCCCGATGTTCCGCGGATATCGCGCTGGCTATCCCGAAGCTCCGTCCTGCGTCGAGCCCATCGACAGCTTGGACGCTGCCAAGGTGCAGGAGCACTTCCGCACGCTGCCTGAGCCCAACCGCTGGGCTCTCGCGTGGGCATATGTGCACCCTTGGATGCACCCAGGGCGTCTGTGTCGATCGCTCAGCATCGGCCGCGCGCGCCTGGCCGAGCTGGTGCACGAGGGCCGCAACTTGATCTCAAAGGTGGCGTGATGCGTACTGGGTTGATCCATACAAGCCGAACTTGCGCCAACTGCGCCTTTGTCGGCCGCGAGATCAACTGCGACGACCGCGAGTGCCGGCGCCGCGCTCCGGTCGTCGTCTTCCGCGAGTACAGCCAGGATCTGCGTGGGGACCGCACAGCGGCATGGCCGCTGGTGAAGTCCTCGGACTGGTGCGGCGAATGGGCTGCCGCGGCTATGGCTCCCCAGCAGCCACAATCACCTAAGGAGTAGAGCGATGGAACTGATCGGCGATGAGAGTGTGCCGGCTATGCCGCTGGCCGACTCTGAGGTGAACCACTTGCGGCGCTTGCTGGCATGGCTGCGTGTCGAGTACACGCTAGACGAGGACATGCAGCGCGGGTTCCTTCTGGGCGCACACGAGTGTGTTGCGCGAGGGTTCGCATCAAGCGATCAGGCATCAGCCATCGTCCAGCAGAAGGCTGAGCAAATCAACCACGTCCCGGCCTACGTGCGTCAGAGCGTGAAGATGCTTACCAAGGCCATCCGGAAGCATGACAGCGCCTCTGGCGTGGTCGAGCAGGAGTAGAGCGATGAGTGAGACGAACGCGGCCACCGTGGCGGGATTGACAGAGAACATCCGGCGCTATGCCTTTGAGTACCGATGCGCCGTGCATATGGAGGACGTGAGCCGTTGGGGGCGCTTGTTTCATGAAGCGCTCGACGAACTGGCTGCGTTAACGGGCAAGGATTGGCCCATGCTCCACGCGCGCAGTGTCATTCAGCATGAGGCAGAGAGGATTGAGGGCGCGGCCTATTCCTTCCGGGCGCTTCTTGGGACGTTGACACATCCGCAGCAGCACCTCGGACCATCCGGCGCCATTGAACAGGAGTAGTTGATGGGCGATAACACGACGGTCGTCGAAGTAGAGTTCGGCACCGAAAGCGCTCCGAAGTACCGTGAGTTGTCCGACCTGCAACACCGGCTCCAAGACATGCTGCTAGATGAGTACGGCAGCTTGCCCATCGCGGGCATCGTTGGTGTGCTGGAGCTGGTCAAGTCCAACATGATCGCGAGGATGGCGGAATGACCACTCCACGGAGCACCGTCGAACAGTGGGCCGCGCAGACGGGCACGAACCTGTACGACTACGAGATAACGGACGACCGCGTACCGGTGCGAGACCTTGAGGCACTCGTTAAGCTTGCCGTGCGATGTGCAGCAGAAGAAGCGGCGCGATGCTGCGAAGGCCAGATTGACCCGGAATGGCCCAGCGATCGAGAGAGCGATGTTGCTCGCGGCTGCGCATTCGCTATCCGCGAACACTTCGATATTCCGCAGCAGGACTAGCCCAGCAGCCGAAAACCGCTTGCACGTGCCGTAAAGACAATTTACACTAGCGGCATCACTGTCGAAATTGCAGCACCCGCTGATTGAACCTGCCGTTGGCAGGCTTGGTCGTCAGCAAAGAGCCCGTAGGAGAAATCCTGACGGGCTCTTCGTCTTTTGGAGCCCCGCATGTTCAGCATCCAAGACATCCGCGCCCGCCTGGAGCGAGACTACACCGCTGTCGTCGGCACGGTCCACGAGGAAGTGCATCGCTTCGTCTCTTGGCTCGAAGGGCGCCAGACTGCAATCGACGCGGCCAAGAAGCTGTTGGAAGACGACGGCTACACCGTCAGCAAGGGCCAGTGATGGCAACGAACTGGATCAAAGGCGCCATCAACCCGGCGCACAAGGGCCTGTTGCACCAAGAGCTTGGCGTACCTCAAGGCCAGAAGATCCCAGCCAAGAAGCTGGACGCTGCGGCAAAGAAGCCCGGCAAAGAAGGACAACGCGCCCGTTTGGCGAAGACGCTGAAGGGCATGGGTGGCAAGTGAACGTTGCTACTGAACTGCACCCCCCGGCGGTCGCGGGATGGCGTTGAGCGCCGCGGTTTGCAGGAACTGGTCGAGAAACGCCCTCATGTTCTGCGCCGCATCCACTGACATGACGAGACGCACGTTAACCACTTCGTTCGGGACGCCCGGATTCTGTGCGTGGTTTACGCGCATGCTCACGAAGGTAAGGCGTACGTTAGGACCATCAAATCCGGCGCCTTTGAGCCAGGAAACGAAAAACTCCGGCGCGCTCGGGTCATCGACAAACGGGAACGTCATTGAACTGCTGACTTCTTCAGCCATGGTGCAGGGCACTCCATCTGGTGGTGTGTGGGCCTCCTGGGATGCAGGAAGGACGTGGACGGCAGTCGGCGCTCCACAACGTCGGGGCGCTGGCGAAGCATAGCTAGTCGGCACCAGCGTGCCCAGCGGCAGAGGTCCCGGAGCGATCCGGCTTGGTCAGACGGGTTGCGGGTTCGCGGCCGACTTGACCCGGCGCCTAAGTACACGGCGCCACCTACAAAGCAGCACAGAGTGCCCGTAAGGGACATGCCGAGGGGCGCGCCTCGGAGCAAGCCGGTGTCGCATCCGGGTGCTGCACCAAATGCCCAGCCGGCAGCGCTTCGCCGCCGCGACCTCAGTCTTCGAAAAAGCCGCTTTGACCGGCTGGGCACCTTGCAAGTAGGCGTAGCAGGCGGCGTGGTGCGAACACGCTGATGACTAAGAGCCTGCCCAGACGAGCGTTGCGCTATCTCTTCCACTGTTGATCCCCGGGGCGGTGGGCCAAAGGGGGATCGCACCGCGAATCGTCGGAACGGGACGGTAAGTGGCTCGCACCTGGTTGGAATCCAGGACTGCTGCGTTTCCTTCACCTCTTCATCGGACACGCCGAGAGGCACCCGAACTATGACCGACACTGCCGAACTCATGGCGCGGCTGCCTTTTGCCGAGCCGATCATCTTCGTGGACTGCATGAGGGTGAACATCGACGATTTGATTCATGCCAACCCAGGCAATCGGATCGTCAGGGTCAAGGGCGATCCGCGCAGTGCGGTCCACGTCACCAGCGTCGAGCATCCGTCCCTGGGGTGCGTCGCTGGCTGGATCAGCGAGGGGGACTGAAGATGTCCCTTACGCCGAAACAAGAGGCGTTCTGCATCGCCTACATCGAATGCGGCAATGCGAGCGAGGCCTACCGACGGTCGTATGACGCCGGCAGCATGACTGCAACTTCGGTCAACCGAAAGGCGAAGGAGTTGTTGGACAACGGCAAGATCGCGGCACGACTTGCTGAGTTGCGCGCTCCCGCGGTGGAACGCGCGCAGGTGACGCTTGAGTCGCACCTCACTGAGCTTCAGCGCCTGCGCGATGCAGCGTACTCGGCGGAGAAGTTCGGCCCGGCGATCCAAGCAGAGATCGCGCGAGGAAAGGCCTCTGGCCTGTACGTGGACAAGGTGGAGCACTCCGGCACCCTGAATTGGGCTGGTGTGCTTCAGGAGTTGAACGCCCGTGCTGCCGGCGGAAGCTGAACGCGAGGCGCTGCACCAGGCCATCGAGCGCTGGCGCAGGATCGGCCCGGCGGGTTTCGCCGCCGAGATGATGAACGCGGAGCCGAGTGACCAGCAGCGGCAGGCCTCGGCCGAGCTGGTCAAGAAGCGCCGGGTATCGATCCGCAGCGGCCACGGAACTGGCAAGTCCACGTTCATGGCTTGGTGCGCGATCTGGTTCTTGGTCTGCTTCTTCCCGGCCAAGGTGCCATGCACGGCGCCGACCTCGCACCAGTTGGAAGACGTGCTGTGGTCGGAGATTGCGAAGTGGCACCGCAAGTTGAACGAGCTGCACCCATGGCTGGGGTCGCAGTTTGAATGGAGCGCTGGCGCCTATAGAACGGTCTCCGCGCCTAATGAGTCGTTTGCAGTCGCTCGCACGAGCCGACCCGAGCGACCGGAGGCCCTGCAGGGCTTCCACAGCGAGAACATCTTGTTCCTGATCGACGAGGCCTCCGGCGTCGCCGACAACGTGTTCGAAGTGGCGGAAGGCGCGCTATCGACCGAAGGGGCATACGTCGTCATGGCGGCCAACCCGACACGGCAGAGCGGCTACTTTTTCGACAGCCATCACAAGATGCGCGCTCTGTGGGCGCCGCTGCACTGGAACGGCGAAGACTCGCCGCTGGTGTCGCGGGCCTACATCGAGAGCATGGCGAAGAAGTACGGCGTGCAGTCGCCGGTCTACAAAGTGCGCGTGAAGGGCGACTTTGTCACCGCGCCGGATGGCGTGATCTCGCTGGAGCTGTGCGAGGCGGCCAAGATCCGCGATGTAGAGGCGTTCGGCGTCCGCCCCGTGTGGGGCTTGGATGTGGCGCGCTTCGGTGACGACTCCTGCGCCCTCGCCAAGCGCAAGGGCAACGTGCAACTTTCCCCGATCCGGGAATGGTGGGGCAAGGACACGATGCAGACGGTTGGCATCGTCAAGGCCGAGTGGGACGCGACACCCGCGAACCTGCGGCCTTCGGCGATCAACGTGGATGTGATCGGCATTGGCGCTGGTGTGTGCGACCGACTCAAGGAGATGAACCTGCCGGCAGTCGGCGTCAACGTCGCTGAGACCGAGGCAGTCAACACGCACGCCGAACGCCAGTTCAACCGCCTGCGCGATGAACTGTGGTGGAAGGGCCGGGAGTGGCTGGAGGCCAAGAACTGCAAGCTCGCCGACGACGACGAGACGATAGCGGAGTTGACCACGCCCACCTACTCGATCTTGAGCAACGGCTTGATCAAGGTGGAGTCCAAGGACGAGATGAAGCGCAGAGGCGTCAAGAGCCCGAACCGGGCTGACGCTTGGTTGCTGACGTTCGCCGAGCTTGGTAGCCCGAGCAATTGGGGCGGCGAGATCCGCTATCCGCGGCTTGGGCACGCCTGACACTGAACGACACAAGGCATCGCTGAGAAGCGACCCAAGATGAAACAACGGATGACCGATGACGAGCTGCGCGCCCTGACGGACGCGGAGATGCGCCAGGCGATCGGCTATTGGGGCGGCAAGCTCGGGATGCAGCGCCAAAAGGCGCTCGTCTACTACTACGGCGAGCCCTACCTGGACCTGTCGCCGCCCGAGATCGAGGGCCGCTCGTCTGTCGTCTCGCCGGACGTGCGAAACACCATCGAGAGCATGTTGCCTCAGCTGATGGTGAAGTTCGCGGGGTCCGATACCGTCGTGGAGTTCGAGCCCATCAAGCCGGGCGACGAGATGGCCGCAGAGCAGGCCACCGATTACGTCAACTACCTCTATCGCGTGAAGAACGCGGGCGAACTGAAGACGTACATCTGGATGAAAGATGCCTTGCTGTCCAAGTGCGGCATCTTGAAGGTCTGGTGGGACACCCGCAACGAGGAAACGCGGGAGGCCTACTATGGCCTGACGAAGTTCGAGTTGGCCCAGATGCTCGACGACCCCGAAGTCGAGATCATCGAGCAGAAGACCTACCCGGATGAAGACGACGCCAAGCAGCGCCAAGATGCTATCGAGCAATTGACGCAACAACTGCAGCAGGCGCAACAGCTCGCCCAGCAGGGGAATGCGCCCGCGCTGCAGTCCGTCATCCAGCTCCAAGCGCAAATCGCGCAGATCCAGCAGACGCCTATGGCGATGCTGTACGACGTGGACTTCCGGCGCGTCAAGAGCGGCGGCCGGGTCTGCGTTGAGAACGTACCGCCCGAAGAGTTTCTGATCTCCCGGAAGGCCAAGGATGTTCAAACGGCGCCTTTCGTCGGCCATCGTGTCGAGCGCACCATCAGCGAACTGCGCTCGATGGGCTACAAGGATGTCGATGACCTGACCAGCGACGACGCGGCCGCTTCGTTGAACATGGAGCGTATCGAGCGCCTTCAGTACGACGACGAGTACGCGTATGCGCCGGTCGAGTCCGCGGAGGACATGGACGAGGCGCAGCGCAAGGTATGGGTGACCGAGTGCTATGTCCGCGTGGACTACGACGGCGACGGCATCGTCGAGCTGCGCAAGGTGGTCCGAGCGGGCAACAAGATCCTCGAAAACGAGATCGTGGACGGTGCGCCGTTCGTGACGATCAAGCCTGTCCCTGTGCCTCACAAGTTCTTCGGCCTGTCGGTCGCTGACTTGGCGATGGAGGGCCAGAAGGTCAAGACCAGCATTCTGCGCGGCATGCTGGACAACATGTACCTGCAAGTGAACGGCCGGTACTTCGCGGTTGAAGGTCAAGTTAATCTCGACGACCTGCTGACTTCGCGGCCGGGCGGCATCGTTCGTCTCAAGCAGCCAGGCATGGCTGGCCGCCTGGACCAGGGCATGGGCGATTCCCAGCTCGGCATGTCCATGATGGAGTACATGACCGGCTACCTGGAGGAGTCCACCGGCTGGACGCGGTACAACCAGGGCACTGACGGAGATTCGCTGAACGACACGGCTACGGGCGTCAACATCGTGACGAACCGCGCCGATATGAGGCTGGACCTCATCGCGCGATGCTTCGCCGAAGGCTTCCGCGACCTGTTCCGCATGATCCTCAAGCTGGTATCGCAGTACCAGCAGAAACCGGCGATCGTCAAACTGCGCGGGAATTGGGTGCCGATCAACCCGCGCGAATGGCGTAATGGTTTCGAAACGACGGTGAACGTCGGCTTGGGCACTGGCAACAAGGACCAGCAGGTGTCGCACCTCATGGCCCTGTTGCAGCAGCAACAAACCGGTCTGCAGATCGGGGATGCCACACCGCAGACGGTCTACCAGACGCACCGCGAGCTGGTGAAGGCGCTCGGCTTCAAGAGCCCCGATAAGTTCTTCGTTGACCCTGGCAATGCTCCCGCGCCGAATCCAGCGCAAGGCCAGATGCAGCTTGAGCAGATGAAGGCTAACGTGAAGGCACAGGCTGACATACAAGGGCAGCAGGCGCGCGCGCAGGCAGACGCACAGATCGAAGCCGTACGCATCCAGTCGGCCGAGCGGATGAAGCAAATGGAGATCGCGCTGCAAGAGCGGCTTGCGATCGTGCAGCAGGAAGCGCAACAGCGACAGCGTGCCCTGGAGCTTCAGCAGGAGCAGGCGCTGGCCGAGGTCAAGGCGCGCTGGGCCTATCAGACCGCGATCGACATCGCCCGAATCAACGCTGGCGCCAAGCTTGGCGCTGCGGAACTGCAGGCGTCCCAGACGCCGGCCACGCTGACACCGGAACAGGAACAGGCAGCCAATGTCTCAGGAATCGCTCCAGGAAGCGAAAGCGCGTGAGGGCGCTGCGCGTGGCTCTAGGGCCCGCGAGGTGCTGGAGAACGAAGAGTTCCAAAGCGCTTTCAGCGCGATCGAACAGGAGTTGACGCAAGCATGGATCACAAGCCCGGTAAGGGACGCGGACGGCCGCGAAAAGCTGTACCAGCACCTGGTGGCGCTCCGCAAGATCAAGGCAGTGCTGGAGAAAACCTTGGATTCGGGGAAGCTGGCACGGGCGGACCTGGACTTCTTGGAGCGCCGGAGGCACCCGGAGCTGGCGGACAGGTTTCAAACGGTGTGGGAAAGAAGCGGTTCCTGACCGGCAAGAGCCTGATCTTCATTCGCCGATGAATCTAGCGGTAGGACAACCCGCATAGACAGCGCCCTCGGGCGCTTTTTTGTTGTCCGCACGGCCCAGCGCAGTGATGCGTCGGCCAGGAGACCAACTTGGACAATCCTTCACAGGAATCCAGCAACCCGGGCGATCTCTCGCCCGACAGCGCGGTAGCTCTGTTTGCGCAGATGCTTGATCCGGAGGCCCCGAACGGGCAACCGGGCCAGGATGGCGCTCAACCTTCGCAACAACCGTCGAAGGATGGGCAGCCCAACGGAGCCACTGAGCAAGACCAGAACGCGGAAGAGCCGAAGCCGGACGCTGACGAGACGATCACCATCGAAGTCGATGGCAAGGCCGTTGAAGTCAAGAAGTCCGAACTGCCGGACCTTTACAAGAACGGGATGCGTCAAGCGGATTACACCCGCAAGACGATGCAGACCGCCGAGGAGCGCAAGGCGGCTGAGGCAGAACGCCAAAAGGCTGTTCAAGAGCGCGAAGCCTACGCGCAGCAACTGACGCGAGTTCAGGCGCTGCTGGAAGGAACGCTCGGCGAACAGCAACAGATCAACTGGGAACAGTTGCTACAGCAGAACCCGCTGGAGTTCATGCGCCAAAAGCACCTCTTCGAACAGAGGCAAGCTCAACTGGCGGATGTGCAGCGGCAACAGCAGCAACTGCAGGCCCAACAACAGGCTGAGGCCCAACGGAACCTTGAAACTCACCTGAAGCAGCAAGCAGAGACCCTGCTCGCCAAGCTTCCGGAGTGGAAGGACCCGGAGAAAGCCAAAGCCGGTCAGTCTGCTATTCGTGAGTACCTGAAGACCCAGGGCTACGACGAGCAGGCGGTTTCGAACATCGCAGACGCACGCGCCGTCGTTCTCGCGCACAAGGCCATGTTGTACGACCAGATGGTCGCCAAGGCCAACGCGGCAGAGAAGAAGGTGGCGACAGCGCCGGCCAAGGTTGAACAGCCTGGCAACGGCGCCGCCCCGAACGTGGATCGTCGCAGCTCGGCCTACCAGAGGCTGAGCAAGAGCGGCAGTGTCCAAGACGGCGCAGCTGTGCTTGCATCCCTTCTTTCCTAACGCCGAGAGGCGCTGGAGCATGAAATGACTGCACCTACCAATACCTTCCTCACGTCGGCCGCCATCGGCAACCGTGAAGACCTGGTGGACGTGATCTACCGGATCGCACCCACCCAAGTCCCGCTCATCAGCATGTCGGCCAAGACGACGGCGACCAACACGCTGCATGAGTGGCAGACGCAAGACCTCGCCAACGCTGCCAACAACACCGCGGCTGAAGGCGACGACATCAGCGCGAACTCGGTAACGCCGACCGTTCGCCTGAACAACCGCTGCCAGATCAGCACCAAGGCCGTGATCGTCTCCGGCTCCCAGCAGGCCGTGAACCCGGCGGGGCGCAAGAACGAGATGGCTTATCAAGTGTCGCTGAAGTCGCTTGAGCTGAAGCGCGACATGGAGTTCGGCCTGTGCCAGAACGATACGACCGCAACGTCTCCGCGTCAGTCGCGTGGCCTGCGTGGCTGGGTGGTGGACAACACCAACAACAACGGCTCGACCCTCGCTTCGTACACGAACAACACGGGCTACACGGCCGGCACGCTGCGTTCGTTCACCGAGGCCCAGGTGAAGGACGTGCTGCAGAAGCAGTTCACGGCCGGCGGTGAACCCGACAAGATCATGCTTCCGCCCACGCTGAAGCAGACCTTCTCGACCTTCACCGGCAACGCGACCCGCATGGACAAGTCGGAAGACGCCAAGCTGTACGCGTCAATCGACATCTACGTCTCGGACTTCGGCACCATCGAGGCGGTCCCCAACCGCTTCATGGCGACGCGCGATGTCTTCCTCCTGGAGTCGGACAAGCTGGCAATCGCCTACCTGCGTCCGTTCTTCGTCAAGGACATCGCCGCCACCGGTGACGCCGAGAAGAAGGAGCTGATCGCCGAGTACACGCTGGAATGCCGGGCTCCGAAGGCTCACGGCGCGATCTACGACGTGCAGTGATGAAACGGCCCCTTCGGGGGCCATTCCTTTGGAGAAACCATGGGCAAGAACCTTGTTCAAACCGGCACGGGCGGTGTCGCCTTCATCGACGATGCGTCGTCGGCGAAGGGCGCAGCCGTCATGTGCCTGTCGTGGGATGTGGCCCGAGGCGCCACGAACACCGTCACGGTGGGAACTCTGCCCGCCAATGCGCGCATCGTCTCGATTCACGTTCAGGTGCCTGTCGTCTCGAATGCCGGTACGACGGCAACCGTTTCTGTCGGTCTGAATGGTGGTTCGAACACCGCCTTCACCGCCGCGCAAGACGTGAAATCTGCGGTGGGCAACTTCAGCCAGGCGGCAACGGCTAACTGGGCGCCTTCTGGCAGCGCGCAGACGATCACGTCTACCTACACCGAGACTGGCACCGCTTCGAGTAGCGGCACCTTCTCAGTGGCAGTGAACTACGTCGTCAACTGACACAGGGCCCTTCGGGGCCTTCTTCTTTTCTCCCAGCGCAGGGATGCGTCGGAGTCTTCTATGGCACAGCGCTTTCAGAGCAACTTCATCACCGTCACGGCAACCGGCGCGAGCGTCACGACGGGCGCCGCATCGGTTAACGGAACGATTCCGCTTGACTCCGCTGGCAACGTGCCTCGGTACATCCGCATCGTTGCCACTGCGTCTGCCTATTTCAGGATGGGCGCAGGCGCTGGCACTCCGACTGCGGTCTCAACGGACCTGATGGTGCAGCCCGGCGATGCTGTCGTGCTGAGCGTCAACAACAACACGAAGTTCGCAGCGCTGCAAGTGTCTGCGCCTGGCGTGCTCCAGGTCTCCCCGCTGGAGAACGTGTGATGGAGCGGCGTACCGACCTTGTGCTGACGCCTGGCGTCACGACCACGCTTGCCCTCGAAGACGGCGCGCTGATCTCTGGGACGACCCAGGATTGCACCCCCATCGCTGACTACACGAAAGCCCTGCACAACGCAGGCATTCATGGCTCAAGCGACTGGAAGCATGCCGCAACGGTACCTCTCGTGATGATCGAGAAGTATTGCAACGACAACGGCATCACGTATCGCGATTTCAGCGTGTCGCGTGAGCACAAGAAGCGTCTTTTGAACGATCCGGCGCTGGCCGCGTTCCGCGTGTGGAAGGGGAGGGTCTGAAATGGCACTCACCACTCTTACCGCGGGCCAGTCCGCGCAGATCGCGGTCAACGACACCGCAGACGTTCTCTTCATCGACAGCGGTCCCGCAACCGCGACGCTCGTCGCTAACAGTGGGACTACTGGCTTCCCTGGTGAGTCTTTCACTGGGCGCCGCACCTACTCTTTCAAGGGTGCGGGCGTGCTCACGCTGACGGCAGTTGGCGGCTCTGTCCAGTACGAATACACGGATGGAAGCGCCAGCCCGGTCGGTTCGAACGGGTTCGATAGCAGTACAGCAACCAGCCTCGCGCATTTGCGTTGGAGCGTGCCGCTCCCAACCGGCGATGTGGTGACGGACAGCAAGACACTGCAATCCTTCACCGCCGCGATCCCTGCAGGGGCCATCATCGAGTTCCCGGCGAATCAGACCTACACGATCTACCCCAACATGATGTTGCCCAAGGCCGGGCAATTGTGGCGGCTGAACGGCTGCACGATCAAGCGCGCGGCTCAGGTAACAACGACCCTCGCGGCTACGCTGAGCAACGGTGACACGACCATCAAGGTCCAGCACGCGGACATCACCAAGTTCATTGTTGGAATGGGAGTGGCAGTCACCTCGTCCGATCGAAGCACGGGGTGGACGGCCGCTTGGTATCCGATCCTTGCGGTCGATACGACGAATGATCTTCTGACGCTTGGCGCCCCGAGCGCGGTTTACACCAACATCTCTCTGACCAACGCTGCTGGACAGGTTGTCGCCAGCTTGCCATCGGGTACGCCGGTCTATAGCTGC